GGTTGTGACTCTACCAAAACAAATGGAACACAAAAATAAAGATGTCAAATTTACTAAAGCAAAAGCTGCGTGGGAAGACAATTAAAATATTTGGCCCACCTGGTACAGGTAAAACAGAAAACCTACTTAAAAGAGTTAAGAGGTACCTTGAGAAAGGTTACTCTCCAGACGAAATTTGTTATGTATCATTTACTAACAAAGCTGTGGACGAGTGTGTTGCAAGGGTTAGACAAAAGTTCAAAGGCTATGACGAAGATGCTTTCTCATATTTTAGAACATTACATTCTTTGGCCAGACAACAGTTTGCTGAAATTCCCGTATTAGATCCAAAGGCAGACCTGCTTATGTTTCATACACAATATGGCACTGTCAAGGTAGGCTACAAAGATACTTGGGATGATCAAAAAGTATATAATAATTGGTCGCTTCAAATATACGACAGGGCAAGAAACATGAAAGTAGATCCTGTGTGGCTGTACAAACAACAATCAAGAAAGTCAGTTAGACTACAACAGTTTAAATCAATTATTGCAGGTTACGAAGAATTTAAAACAATGGAGATGGAGAATGGGCACCGGGCACCGGATAGGCTGGACTTCACAGATATGGTGCAGAAGTTTATTGAGGATGGTCTTGTCGTGCCTTTTAAAGTTTTAATGGTAGATGAAGCTCAGGATTTAACACCTTTACAATGGGACATGGTAGTTAAAATGGCTGAAGCAGTAGAGCGAGTTTATATTGCAGGTGATGATGACCAAGCGATTTATGAATGGAATGGTGCGGATGTTAATTTGTTTCAAACCTTTCCTGGTAAGTCTTTGGTATTAAAAAAAAGTGTAAGGTTAAATAAAAACATACATTTCTTTTCAAAGTGTTTACTTAATTCTATGGGTAAAAATAGAATACAAAAAGAGTTTTACTCCAATGGTAAGGAAGGCCATGTGTATAGGTGGGGTGGTCTTAAAAAAGTACCTTGGGATATGGATGGAAGTTGGATGGTGTTAGCTAGAATTAATGATGTAAAAAGAGAACTCCAACAGGAGGCAAGGAACCTTGGTTTGTATTATCAGGACCAGAAAAATAATAAATCATTTGATCCTAATCAGTTTTCTGCGATTAATTATTGGGATAAAATTTGTAATGGTGGTAGCATCAGTAGAGAAGAAGCTGTAACTATGTATGAGTATTTATTAAACATAGACCACGGATACCGGTCAGCGGAAAGTAAAAAATGGAGTTTTGCACATCCAAATCAAGTCTTTACATTTGATGAATTACATTTAAGGTGTGGCATGCGTGATGAAAAAGGTCTATGGAATCAAGTATTTAAGAGAAAATTTAAAGATAAAGATAAGCAATATTTTAAAAAACTTATGAGTGAAGGTGTAGACTTATCACAACCTCCAAAAATTATTATTGATACCATACATCAAGTAAAAGGTGGTGAAGCAGATAATGTTGTCCTGGCGAGTAAATGTAACTTTCCATCACACTTCGATAAAAAAAATCTAGCAGATAAAGTAAAAGAACTTAGGGTTTGGTATACAGGAGCAACCAGATCCAAGAGTACACTCCATTTGTTGGGTACCTATCACCAATATAATTTTCCATTAGGAAAGTATTACAAACAATATGAGGCTAACTATGTCAGATAAAAGTATGTTCGATGAAGCATTTCCACAAGACAGACAAATTGGAGGATCTCACTACCAACATTTTGAAATTCAACCTTGGACATTTATAAGGAAGAATGGTTTAAATCCATTTCAAGCAAACGTAATAAAATATGTTTGTAGATATTTATTTAAAGGAAAACAAATAGAAGATTTAGAAAAAATTAAACATTACTGTGATTTAGAAATAGAACATTTAAAAGATGCCAAAAAGAAAAAATAAATTAGTAATGTGTGAACGTTGTGATGAAACAGTTGCAGTAATTGTACACGAGTATAATTATTATTGTGCTGAATGCGCATTATTTGAACTTAACATACCTTATAAAAAAGCGATATCAATTGAAGATGCAAACTTAAGTAGGAAAAAACAATGACCCATCAATTAAATTTTATATACAACGATAGTGATTGGATAGCTCCAGCAGAGTATCCAGACCTATCCCAAGCAACAGAAATAGCGATTGACTTAGAAACTAAAGATCCAAATATTAAAACTAAAGGACCAGGATGGGCAACCTTTGATGGACACATTGTAGGTTTTGCAGTTGCTGCACTTGGGCAACAATGGTACTTCCCAATTGCTCATGATGCTGGTGGGAATATGGATCTGTCGATTACCTGCGCTTGGATGCAAGATATTTTAAAAACTGATGCTACAAAAATATTTCATAATGCAAGTTATGATGTTGGTTGGTTACTAGTTAATGGTTTTGAGATCAGAGGCAAGATAGTTGATACTATGGTTGCTGCTGCGATCATCAATGAAAACAGATTTAGTTTTAGTTTAAATGCATGTGCGAAAGATTATTTAGGTGAAATCAAAAATGAAACGTTTTTGAATGAAAAAGCCAAAGAATGGGGAATTGACCCAAAAGCTGACATGTGGAGGCTGCCTGCGGGCTACGTAGGCTTCTATGCTGAGCAAGATGCAGGGTTAACCTTACGTTTATGGCAAACGCTTAAAACAGAGATATCTAAGCAGTCCCTACACGATGTTTGGGAAATGGAGATGGAATTATTGCCTATTTTGATAGATACAAGGCGTAGAGGAATAAGAGTTGACGAGGAGAAGGCTTCTCTGTTAAAAAAAGAATTCAAACGTAAAGAGTCTGAGGTTTTATCAAGTATAAAATCTCAGACCACACTTGATGTAGACATCTGGGCTGCTCGATCTGTTGCTCAAGTGTTTGACCGAATAGGTGTTGAGTATCCACGGACAGCGAAAACTGACGAACCAAGTTTTACCCAAAACTGGTTAGTGAACTGTGATAACCCGATAGCGCAACTAATAAGAGAAGCAAGAGAAATAAATAAATTCCATTCAACATTCATAGACTCCATTCAACGTTATGTTCACAAAGGTAGAATTCATTCTGAAATAAATCAGTTAAGATCTGACCAAGGTGGAACTGTGTCTGGACGTTTATCATATTCAAATCCAAACTTACAACAAATTCCTGCAAGGAACAAAGAGTTTGGTGACAAAATTAGAAGCTTGTTCTTACCTGAAGAAGGTAAACAATGGGGTAGTTTCGACTACTCACAACAGGAGCCTAGGCTTGTTGCTCACTACGCTGCATCTGTCAATGACCATTTTGAAGGTGCAGCGGAGTTCATTGAAGCTTATAAAAATGAGTCTGCTGACTTTCACCAGATTGTAGCTGATATGGCTGGTATAACTAGAACTCAAGCTAAAACAATTAACTTAGGTCTATTCTATGGTATGGGAAAGGCCAAATTAGGTAAAGAATTAGGTATTAATAAAGATAGAGCTGAAGCTCTACTTAGACAGTATGGAGAAAGAGTGCCATTTGTTAAAAGATTAGCTACAGAAGTAACCAACAGTGCCTCTAAATATGGCTTTATAAGGACCATAGGAGGTCGTAGATGTCGATTTGACATGTGGGAGCCTGCTACCTTCGGAATGAACAAGGCCATGCAGTACGAGGAGGCTAAGGCTATATATGGAAATAACATCAGGAGGGCTTTCACCTACAAAGCTTTGAATAGATTGATCCAAGGATCTGCTGCAGATCAAACTAAACAAGCTATGATTGATTGTTATAAGGCAGGATTTAAACCTTTACTTCAGATACATGATGAATTGTGTTTTTCTATTGAAAAAGAATCAGATGTGAAAAGTGTAAAACATATTATGGAGAATGCAATTGATTCACTCAAAGTACCATCAAAAGTAGATATTGCATTAGGTAGATCTTGGGGCGAAGCCAAAGAATAATTTAGAGCGCAGAAGTCTTAAGGTAAAAGTTTAATTTTTTTTTAAGCTAGATTAAAACTTAACTAGCTATATCTAAAAGACCCTTTTTAGCGTCTTCAACACTTTGATCATTGATCTTAGTTCTAAGTTCTTTGATCTCTATATCAATCCACTTCATGTCTGGAGTAACTCTACCCTGTGCCAACGCTTGTGTTGCCCACTTGGACTCCAACTGAAGTTTTTCCGATATCAACTTTTGTAGTGCCATCTCGGTCTACCTCCTCAAAGGTTAGAAGGAAAATGTTGGGATCATGGAAACCAGCACCTTCATTCTCTGTTACGTCTCCTGAGTCAACCTTCTTAACAAAACACTCAAGAGCGGCCTTATCGTTCTCAGCCTCAAGCATCTCATTAAGATATATATTTTTATAGTTTGCTTGGACGCGATATAGCTTCATAAGGTATTATATAGCAAAATGTGATGTTATTGCAACTGTATGGTTTAAGTTGTGCTTATTTCTTTGCATTCAAATTTTATAGCTAATTTTTGTTTGTTTACAACGTTTTTATCTAATTTGTTAAATGTTAATTGGGAAATTTTATAACCTACATCGATACATTCTGACCAAGATTCATATACTTTTTGAGGATACATCATGTTTGGACACGTTTGTGTGATTATACTACATAGATGTAAAACTAATAAAAACTTCATGATTATCCTATATTATCCTACCTTATTATTTACTTGCATATCCCATTAAAATGTTTATATATAATTATTAATTAAGTGTAACAAAGAGGAGGCCTTATGGCAACAATAACAAAATGTGATTCTGAGGTGTTTAATAATTGGAGTGAAAGGGTAAATAATATTTTATCACGGCTACCGAAAACTGACATCAGTGGAGAACCACTAGAATATCAAGACGATGCGTACCAAGAAGTTATGAAGATGCTGCAACAGTGTTCAATGAATTTTGAAGACATGCCAATTTATCCAATTAACGAAACTATTGCTAATAAACTTATACAAGATCAACAAATGGGGGCCGATGAAAGACCTGATATTTAGTATGATGTTTATTGCATTACTAACCATTATCCCTGCAAAAGTATTATTATTTATTTTTGCATCACTGGGATATTTAATGTTCTATTAACCAAGGAGGAAAAATGAACAAAGCGATACATAATAAATTTTTTGAAACTACTGATTACAGTAAGTTCAAAAAAACTAGAGGTAACAGACCTGTAGATGAAGCACATGTGCAACAACTAAAAAAGTTGATTGAAGAAAAAGATTTATACGATCCAATTCGTGTAAATAAAAATATGGAAGTCATTGATGGCCAACATACATTAGAAGCTAGAAAACAATTAGATCTAAAGATTCCATTTATTATTATGGACTCTGATGATCCGTTAGATGTGGCTAGACTAAATACAGGTCGTAAGAACTGGTCTATGGAAAACTATCTGGACCAACACTGTGCCAGAAATAAAATGGACTACCGTATTTGTAGAAACAAAATGCAACAGTACGGAATTAATGTTGCAGAGATGGTAGTTCTATTATTAAAACAAACTTCATTGTGGGTTAGAATCAGTAATGATTTTAAAACAGGACGATTTGTAATTCCTGCAGGAGGTATTGAGCATGCAGATCGTATTGGATCTCAATTGATGCAACTTAAAAAATACTTTTATGGTATGGAGTCAACCAAGAACAAAAGATTTAAACGTTCTATGGTGGTCTCTTACATTGTAGCTGATAAGCACCCAAGGTTTGATCACAGAAGATTTAAAACTGCTTGTAAGAGTAAGTCTTCATGGTTCTTAACGGGTACATCTACTTCAGATTATATTGCGATCATTGAACGTATCTATAATGCAGGGTTGACTCAAAAAAATAAAATAAATTTAGTTGAGTTCTACAAAACTAAAGAGTATCAAGACAAATAGGAGAAACAATGGACGTAAACAAATGGAAATCAATTGCTGTTGATATCGAATCATACACAATTATTAGGGCAATGGGTGCAAATGGCCTTAGAAACCCAGGCAACATGATCAAGAAAATGGTATCTGATACGATTAAAAAGATAGCCAAGAAAGAAGGTGTTGCTGAACCTAAGATGAAAGAGAATTTACTTACACAAGGAAAGAAACTCTTGAAGTAGTAAATAAACATATGTTGAAGAAAGGGCCGGGAGACTGGCCCTTTTTTTTACTTGCAATCAAAATTTAAATCATTATTAATTAAATAGTATTCCTAAGCCTAAATGAAATAAGTGGGGCTTTCAAAACACTTTATTTTCACTTAACAATTAACACTCAAATTTAACTTTAATAAAAGGATATTTTTGTGGGTAAAGCTATAAAGAAAAGTAGTGAAGAAGCATTGAACCAGGCGTTGGACAAGCTAGTGATGGTCTGTCCAAACAAGAAAACTTATGATGAGTTAACTAGTTTAATGTTTCAATTGTATTGTGGAAATGACTTTGGTTTAGGAAATTTCAGTCTTTCTTTTCTCGACAAAATCGAGGATAGATGGCAATCAGGACGTAAAGCTGCAGCGAAAGCTAAAGGCATTAGCCTGGTTGTTAAAAATGCTTAACCACGGTGTCATTACTACATCCATATCTTTTCCCGCATCGTGGTTATGCAAATGCAAAAAGTACCTAGACTACTAAAACAATCCATAATTATGATGGAGTTCATGTCCGGTGAGGACAGGATGTTCTATCTACAGAAAATGTGGAATTTGTATATTGATGTATATGTTAGAACTCCAGCAAGGAGTAGTGGTCGTAAGCGAAAAAATACTCCAATTGCAAAAAGGAAAGCCTATGAATTGTGCTCCGAACTTACTAAAATTTTTGGGCATTAAATTGAGCCTGGAGATTGTAAAACCAAAAGCTTTTTCTGAACAAAGATTGTTTCAGGCTATCCTGGTACAGGCATTAGAGGACGCAGTAAACCCATCAGGTTTTAAAAAGGAAACGTACCATAAACATGATTCCCATAAATGGTTTGTGAGTAATAGTGTAGACTTTCAAGACGTATGTTGGGGTGCTGACATGGATCCTGAATTTGTAAGAGGTGAGTATATGAAAATGGTCGATTCAGGTAAAATACATTTTACCAAGTTACAGGTATCCTGGATTAAGTATAGAGATTTATATAAGAGGTATCGAGAATGTGGGAGTAAAGAGGAGAGAAGAATTATTAAAAAATTGATATTAAAAGAAAATTTAAAAAGATTAGAGGATTAGTCACGGGGGACGAATGAATCTAACTCCTGGGGGGAAAAACCAGAGAGCAATTATTGTTAGACCCCCAGAAGTCATTAACCAAAGTTTATAAGTGTTAAATAACACAGGTTAACTGTAACAGAATACCGGCCACCGGGCAATGGAAAAAATTCTACTATATAGATTATCTAGAGTGATTGA